GTGAAGCCAGGATCGGATCGAAGGCATGAGCATCCTGCGTACCATCGCCGGGGTCGAACGTCGAGGCGCTACGCCCACCAATGGGGCCAGCGACTGGGGCGCAGGGGCCGTTATTCCGACCAATGGGCAACTCGGCTACTCAATGGCCGGCGTTCAGGTCAGCGAAGCAACGGCCATGAGCCTGGCAACCGTGTTCACATCGGTCGCCATCGTGTCCGATTCGATCAGTTCGCTGCCGCTGAAGGTCTACGAGCGCACTGCCGATGGCGTCAATGTGCCAGTTTCCCGCACGCCCGCACTCATTGACTGCCCATGGCCGGGCGCAACTCGCCAGGACTGGCTCGGCCAGGTGCTGGTCTCGCTGCTTCTTCGGGGCAATGCCTACGGAATCATCTGCGCTCGGGACTCATCGGGTTATCCATCGGCCATTCAGCTCATTCATCCCGACGCCATGCAGGTCCGCATGGTGGCTGGGCAAGTTGAGTACCGGCTGACCAACCGAGTCGTCGATCCCGAGATGATCTTCCACGTCCCGGCCATGGCGTCACCCGGCTCGGGCATCGGCATGGACCCGATCTCGTACATGCGTAGCTCGCTAGGTGGCGCCATCGCCGCCGAGCGTTACGGCAATAGTTTCTTTCAAAACAGCGCCCAGCCGTCGGGTGTGCTTGAGACAAGTGAGGATCTCAGCCCCCGCGAGACCCTGGAGTTGGCCCGAGCCTGGCGTTCAGCGCACCAGGGCGTGTCGTCGGCGCAGCTGCCGGCGGTCCTGACCGGTGGTGTGCAATTCAAGTCCATCAGCCTCAGCCCCGAGGCGGCCCAGTTTCTGGAGACGCGCAAGTTCTCCGCTGAAGAAATCGCCGCATTTTTTCGTGTCCCGCGACATCTCGCAATCGGTGGCGACGATAAGAGCGTCGGCGTGGTGGGCCTCGAGGCAATTGAACTGCAATTCGTCATGTACTGCCTCGGTCCATGGATGGTTCGGATCGAGAACAAGCTGAACACCTACCTGCCGCCTGGCCAGATCTGCAAGTTCGACCTGTCCGAGCGTGTTCGTGCTCCATCGCTGGAGCGTTACCAGCGGTACACGCTGGCCCGCAACGCCGGCATCTTGTCGGTGAACGAGATCCGGGCCGCCGAGAACCTTCCCCCACTCGCTGCCGACCAATGCGGCGACGATCACTGGTCACCGCTCAACTTCGCCCCCATGGGCAGCCCGGTGTTCCAAGACCCAGCACTGTCATCCGGCGGTATCGGTGGCGGCATGGATCAATCCCCGGCGAAGGGCAACTCCGACGCCATGAATAACGGCCAATGACTTCCACCCTGAACCCAGGAGCACCGATGACCGATGTGACCGTCAAGAGCGAGCCGCTGATCTACGAGCGCACCAGCCCGCACTCATTCTTCGCAGACAAGGCCAACGCCGAGCTGCGTGGCGACCAGAGCGCCAGGGCCCGGCTCATCGAGCACCAGGCCCAGGTGGACGTGGAGATGCGGACCACCACCTCGGTGGCTGGTTCCGGTGGCGACTTCGACGCCCCGATCCACCTGCAGGAACTGTTCCGCACATCGACCCGAGCCAACCGTCCCCTGGCCGACCTGTGCAAGCCGATCCCGCTGCCTCGCGGGTTCAACAAGGTCACCGTGCCCCGGCTGATGTCGACCACCATCGCCTCGACCGAGACCAACATCCAGGTCGACGGCGGCACGCTCAACGAGACCGACCCCACCACGGCCACCATGAGCGCCAACGTCTGCACTATCGCTGGCACCATCACCGCTAGCCAACAGCTCATTGACCAAGCCCCGCAGCCCGGCGCTGACCTGATCATCGCCACCGAGCTGAAGCGTGACTACGACGCCCGCCTTGAGCTGCAGCTGCTCAGCGGCACCGGCACATCTGGCCAGCTGCGTGGTCTGTCGTCGCTGACGCTGCCCACGGGCAACAGCATCGCCGCACCTGGGACGGTGTCGCTATCGACCATCTGGACCGCCATTGGCCAGGCCGCTGCCGGTATCGGCAACAACCGAGGCAAGGCACCCGAGGCGGTTCTGATGGCTGGCCGTCGGTACTTCTTCATGGCCGCCACAGTGGACCCGACGCAAGCCTGGACCCCCGACTCGGGCGGTTACTGGACGAACCCCGACGTGCCGCACGATTACGAGGGCAACTTGTACGGCCCGCTTCTCGGCATCCCCACCTACATCGACGGCGCTATCCCTGCCGGCGCCACCGCCGACGCCATTTGGGTGGTGCGCCCCAGCGATATGTACCTGTGGGAATCAGAGCCCCTTGTCCAGGTGGCCGTCGACTCATCGCCCAACGGCTCGCTGGGAGTGCGAATCAACTTCCACGCATACGTCGCCTTCATCCCCGACGCCAAGACCAACGCCGCCGGCGAAGCCGTCAGCATCGCCAAGGTCGGCGCCATGGCCCAGCCCAGCGGTTACTAGGAGCAATCATGGAACTGTCAGCCAGAAACGCCAAGGCCGACCTGCTGCGTGAAGTACGTCGCGAGGTTCGCCGTGCGCCTGCTGGGAACATGGAAGTTCGTACCGCCGATGGCGGCCTGACCTTCCGAGGCCTAGCGTCCAGCGTTGAGTCGCCCTACGACATGGGCTGGTACTCGGAGACCGTCGCTAGGGGAGCGTTTACCAAGACCCTGTCGGAGAACCCCGACGTGGTCCTGCTCGCCAATCACGAAGGGCTACCGCTGGCCGCCACCCGCAACGGTTCGCTCACACTTGAGCAGACCGACGCCGGGCTGGAGTTCACAGCAACCGCCGACGCCGCCGATCCTGACGCCGCCCGCATCGCCGCCAAGGTGGAGTCGGGCCTACTCAGTGAGTGCTCCTTCGCCTTCCGGGTCACCCGCCAGGACTGGAACGAAGCCCGAGACGAGCGCACGTTGCAGGAGATCGACCTAAACCGGGGCGATGTCAGCGTCGTGACTTTCGGGGCCAATCCCAACACCGCCGTCCAGATGCGTTCGATGCTCACCGAGCTCGATGATGACGCCCTGGCCGAGCTGCGGGATGACCCCGAGATGCTTGGACTGATGCGCCGGCTGATGCCCGAGACCGTCATCGAGGAGGAGATCGTGCCCACGATCATCACCCCGACCAATGTTTCAGCCTTCACCGCTCGGGCCTACGCCCTGCGGCCCCGCAGTTAGTAACACCTCACGCCGACTTCGACCACGGCCAGGACGCCGGTGCCCTACGGGCGCACCACCTCCGAACCGTCGCCGAGCCACCTGAGTGACCAATCCATCCATCACCAAGGAGTAACAATGTCCAGCCCCATCCTTGACGCAGCCAAGTCCAAGCGGACCGCCCTGCAGAATGAACTCGAACTGATCACAGTCGAGCCGACCACTGAGGCCCGCAGCCTCACCGATGACGAGACCGCAGCCTTCGAGGCGACCGTTGAGTCGATCAAGAAGCTCGACGGTCAGATCGAGATGCTGTCCGCTGAGGAGGCCCGCAAGGCCACCGCCGCAGCCGCCGCCGTGGAGATCGCAGCAGAGGCCCCTGTGGCCGCCCCTGTGGTCATCCGCTCCGAGCCGATGACGTACACCGAGCACAGTGGCTCGTCGTACCTCATGGACCTCGCCGCCATTCAGGTGCCCCAGGCTGGCATGAACGCCGAAGCCGCACGCAGCCGCATGGCTCGCCACGGCCAAGAGGTTGAGGTCGAGGCCCGGACGAACCCCCGGCTCGCCAAGAACCTCGCCGCCGCCAAGCGTGAGGCTCGTGCCACCAACACGTTCGACACCACTGGTGGCGACATGGTGCCGCCGCTGTACCTGATCGACTCCTGGGTGCCTGCCTTCCGTCCTGGTCGCATCATTGCCGACCGCGTTCGGACCATGGACCTGCCGGCTGGCACGGACAGCGTGAACCTGCCCAAGGTCGCCACCGGCACCACCGCATACGCCCAGGGCGCCGCTACGTCCGGCACCAACGCATCGCTCACGTCCACGGACCTGACGACCGCCACTGTCACCGCACCGGTCACAACCTACTACGGCCAGCTCGAAGCCAGCCTCCAGCTGCTTGAGCAGTCCCCGGTGTCCGGCGGCATGGACCAGGTCATCTTCCAAGACCTGCAGGCCGCCTATGACCAGGCGCTGGACGCTGCGCTTCTGTCCGGCACGGGCACATCTGGCCAGCACAAGGGCGTCCTGACCTACGCCGCCACCGTCGGAGCCACCACTGGCTCGGGTTCGTGGACCCGCACGGGGGCCACCACGTTCCTCAACGCCGGCGGTGTGTTCAACACCCTGGTATCGGCGGTCAACCAAGTGGAGACCACCCGGTACGCCGCTCCGACCGCAGTATGGGTCCACCCGCGTCGTGCCAACTCCTTCGGCATCCAGCTCGACACCAGCGCCACCGCTGGTCGCCCGCTGTTCGTCAAGGCCGGCAACAACCCATTCAACGCACTCGGCAACGCTGCCGACGGCTCGGTCCCCCAGGGATACGCCGGCGAACTGTATGGCCTCCCGGTCATCAAGGACGCCTCGATCCCGACCAACTGGCTCACAGCTTCGACCACCCCGGTAACCACCGGTGGCACGCAGGACGTGATGTGCGTGGTCAAGGAAGATGACATCTTCCTGTGGGAAGGTCCGACCCGGCTGCGTGCGCTCCCCGAGGTGTCGTCCGGCACGCTCGGTGTCCGCTTCCAGCTGTTCGCCTACTCGGCGTTCATGCCTGACCGTGCGCCGACGAGCATCCAGCTCATCACCGGTGCCGCACTGGCCACGGCCAACCTCGGCTTCTAGCCGATAGTGATTGCCGCACTTCTGGCTCGGCGACGCCGGGCGCTGATTCTGGGCGACGAGTCCATCCTCGTCGATACAGAAAACCTCCTCTGTGCCCTGCTGGGCGCCGAGTCAGAAGTTGCGGTACCTCACGCCATGCAGCGCGCAGTACCCGCCCGACCACGACCTAAGGACTGACCATGGCAACCAAACTCGGAGCCACAGGTGGCGCTAACGCCTTCCGCACTGCGTCGGGTGCGTCGATCATCAGCGCTGCTACCTACATCTCACTGCATACCGCTGACCCCACCTACACCGGTCTCGTCGGAGAGGCATCTGGCGGTTCCCCCGCTTACGCCCGCAAGGCAGTTGCATGGAACGCCCCGACATTCTCCGCTGGTACAGAGACCATCACCAACTCGGGCGCCATCACCTTCGACGTTCCTGCCGGCACCTACACGTTTTGGGGCATCTGGGATGCACTCGCCGGCAACTTCCTGATGGGCGGCACCTGCACCAGTCAGGTGTTCAGTGCTCAGGGCCAGTACCAAATCGCAGCCGCTGCATTGACCATCACCGCAGTCACGGCCTAGCCAGTGGGCGTCAGGGATGGCGTCCAGGGCGTCGGCATCCAAGGCCTATCGGTCCAAGGCTTCCAAAGCGCTGCAAATAACACCGCAACCGGCGGAGTCACTCTCACCGGTTCGGCTACTGGCTCACAGGTCGGACTGAACACCGCCACCGGGTCAATCACCTTGGCCGGCACCGCCGCCGGGACGCTGATCCTGCCTGGCACCGGCATCGGGTCAATCACCATCACCGGCACGGCTACTGGCTCCCACATCGGGACCGGCACGGCCACCGGGTCGATCACCATCACCGGCACGGCTACTGGCTCGCTGATCTACAGCGGCACCGGCACCGCCGCCGTCACCATCACCGGCACGGCAGTCGGCATAGTGCCCTTCACGCTCCCCGGACTACCGGGCTACTCGAACCCGACCAGCACTACGGGGTCGGCCAGCCCGAGCAGCTCGTCCGGCACCGTTTCACCCACTTCTACCGGAGGGCTCGTCTAATGGCTGCTGACTTCAGCATCAAGCAGTCCGAAACTCTGCCCTACCTGAATGACTCGCTGACGTACTCCGACGGCTCGGTGGTCAACCTGACCGGGGCCAGCGTCAAGTTCATCATGCGCTCGCTCACCGCCACGCTGCCCACCGTCAGCGCAGCCGCCACCATCGTCAGCGCCACCGGCGGGACCGTCCGCTACGCCTTCAGCACCACAGACACCGCTACCGCTGGCCGGTTCCAAGCGATCTGGCAGGTGACGTTCTCCGGCGGGCAGCTGATGAGCTGGCCGACCGTTGGCAGCCTCGACATCAGCATCGAGGACAACGCCATCACCACGTCGGCGGCGCCCCTGTTGGCGTCACTCGGCCAGGTGAAGGACTACCTGAACATCACCAACACCGACCGGGACCGGGACCAGAAACTCATCACCATGATCAAGGCCATCGGCCCTGTCGTGGAAGCGATCACCGGCCCGATCATCCAGCGTGCCATCACTAATGAAATGTGCGATGGCGGCAGCGACCGGATCACCCTGCTCCACGGCCCGGTCGCCCAGGTGATCAGCGTTACCGAGTATCTAGCCAACGTCGAGTATCGGCTGCAGCAGATTCCTGCCGGCCGTCCAGATCTCGGCACCATGTGGTCCTATATCTTTGAGAAGGATCGCACCATCATCCGCCGGGCCCCCGGTGGCGGCACGCAGAAGTTCTTTGGTGGCACCGATTCCATCAGCGTGTCCTACATCGCAGGACTTGAAGCCGTCCCGCCGAACGTGACCGAGGCTGTCTGCGAACTGGTGCGGGTTCACTTTCAAGCCACCCAGCAAGGTCGCCCACGCCCCGGTGGTGGGTTCGGCAGTGATGACGACAGCATCAACCCGATCATGGGCTTCTTCGTCCCGAACCGGGTGCGTGAGCTGCTCGTCCCCAACCGCCGGCACCCATCGATCGCATGAGCATCCCTGTCTCCACTGTCCCCGCTGCACTCGCTGGGCTGCAGTCACTCGTCGCTACCCAGGTCGCCACCGACTCGAAGGCGTCGCAGATCGTCCTGTGCCTCGGTGAGCCCGGCATGGATCTGCCCAGCGACATCATCCAGATCGGCACGAACGTCCGACGGTCGGTGCGCCCCCAGGTGTTCATGGGATCGTTCCAGGCCCAGGCGCTCGAGGAGGACTACGACATCGAGGTGCTGGTGTCGTCCTGGTCCGGCGACGCCGACCCGGCCGCCATCGTCAACCGGGCCTATCAGCTCGTCGCCTACGTCGAGACCGCAGTCCGCACCGACCCCACGCTGGCCGGCGTCGTGCTCGAGGCCTACCCATCCAGCACCAACGGCGGCAACGCCGAATGGAGCGGCGACCCAGTGGGCCGCCTCTGCGAGATCACCGTCACCGTCCACGTCACAACTCTCAACTAGGAGCCCGAATCATGTCCCTGTTCCAGTACATCGGAATGCCCGAAGCCAACTTCAGCTTCGATGCGAACCCCGACGAGACCGTCTACGAGCCGGTCGATGTCACGCCGCCTGTTTCATCCAAGAAGGCCACGTCGGCCACAAGTGAGGAGTCCAAGTAATGGCCCAGTCATCTCGCAGGTCATGGATCGGTATCCAGCCCACTGCCGCCGATGCGATCCTGTCCACCAACTACGCCAGTGGCGTCACGAGTATCGTGCTGTCAAACGTGAACACATGGACCACGGCGCCCGCCACTGGCCAGGTCATGGTCATCGTGGACGGCTACAACACCGAGCAGGTGGCGGTCACCACTTACGCCTCAGGCACCGTCACATGCCCGGCCACCGCCAACGCCCACGGAAGTGGCACCTATGTCTACTTCCAGGCCGCAGCAACCCCGGCACCGACCGCCTACGTCCCGGTGACGAAGATCGACGCCCAGGACAACATCGCCATGCTCCAGGATAAAGGCTTCCGTGGAAGTCAGATCTCGGTGGCAGGGGTCCAGCAAGGGATGCGGGTCGGCAAGTTGTCCTTCGACGGCGACTTCTTCCCCGACACCGCCGGTTACTGGCTCAACTCGCTGTTCGGGTACTACAAGTACACCGCCACAGTGGTCAGCACCACGCCAGCCACCTACGCCTTCAGCCAGTGCAACACGACCCCGGCGAACCAACCAGGTCAGCCTGCCCCGGTTCTGGTATACGTCTACAGCCCATCGAACAACAACACCCGCGTGTACGCCTCAGCGATTGTCAGCGACTTCTCGCTGAAGGTCGACCCCGGATCGCTGATGTCCTACAGCTGCACGCTGATGGCCTACGCATCGGGAGTCGTCACCAGCCCCGCCACCATCCCGCCGACGTTCACGACGTTCACCCCGGTGGCGTCCCGTGTGGCCCAGATGAGCCTGGCCGGCACGCCGAACATCAAGGTGGAGACCGCCGACTTCTCGTGGAAGCGGGCCGAGGCTGCACCGATCAACACGCTGCAGGGCATCCAAGACCCGATGGAACTGTTCGTCGGACCGCTGGATCTGTCCATCAAGGCCAAATTGGTGTGCGACAACGACACCGAGCTGAACTACTACCTGAAGGGCACGCAGAACGCCGTGGTCTTGACTGCCACCCAGGGCACCACCGACGCCGTCAACGGCATCAAGGTGACCTGCACGAAGGTCAACTACGACGACGCCAACATCAGCCGGGACAAGGCTTACGTGGAGATCTCCTGTTCGATGTCCGCCATCGCCAACACCACAGACGTGGCCACTGGTGGTAACGGGCTGTCGTCGTCACTGGTCACCCTGTCCACCGGCACCGCCGGGACCGCACTGCAGTACGGGACTATCGCCTGATGCGCCTCGATCTCCCCCACGATGGCTGGGCCAAGCTGCGTGAACCTGACGAGATCCCCCGCAAGCGGGCTCGTCAGTTTCGCAAGGTGCTCTACCGGCTCGCTGCCCCGGCGTCTGATGTCGATCAAGACC